CCCACAGCATCGAGCATGCGCACGCGCGCGGCATCGATGGCACGGTTGTTGCGGGTGATGGCGGCGTCGAGCCTGTCGGCAATGGTGATGGGGCCGCCTGTGGCATCCCGGACCGAACGTGTGATGCTGCGCAGGCTGTTCGCGACGCCGCGCGCCGGGCCCGACACCCGGTCGAGCAGTTCGACGATGAGCTGGGTGGTCTGGCTCGCCATCGGTCATTCCCTTCTGCCACCGGTGAGGCGCCGTGCCTCGGCGTGCCAGAGCAGCACCTCGGACCAGTCCATGTCATCGAAGACCGTGACCGGCGTGGAGAACACATGCGCGGTGTCCGCGACAACGCCGCGCCAGCCGCTCACGCCGGGGCCTTGGGCAAAAAACCGCCCAGCACCTCCGAGATCGACGCGAAGTCGGCGGCATCCATCTCGTCCATGGCACCCATGGGCAGATCGCAAAGGACGGCGGTCATGGCGATGCTCTGGTCGAGTTCCGTGGAGCCGGGCTCGCGCATTTTCTCCATGGCCCTGAGGTCCCTGACCTTGGGGCGGCGGATGGCGACTTCGGTAATCATGCGGTCCTCGACCTTGATCGGCCGGATGAGCTTCACACGCGCGGTATCATTCATGATGTCATCTCCGGAAAATCATGCGATCAGCGCTGGACGCGCAGGATGCGGCGCTCGTCGTCGTTCTGGGAGATGCCGTCGAGACGCCATTCGGAGGAGAAGAAGTCCCAGAAGAGCTTTTCCTTCTCATTGAACCAGAGTTCGTAGTGCATCACCTCGTTGATGGCATATTCGTGCCCTTGCAGCTCGCCGCGCTGGAAGGCGTCGGGCTCGATCTTGCCGAGGCGACCCTCGATGATGGCCTTCGACTCGATCGCAATGCCGGTCCGCTTGTCGCGGATCACGCCATAGGCGGTGAACACCTTCTGGCGCGACGAGCCGAGACCGAACTGGGTCAGGAGATCCGGGTCCCAGCCATTGAGCTTGAAGGTGGGCTCCATCTTCTGGATGCCGACCGCGACCTCGATCTGGACACGGGAGCCGCCGGCATGGTGGTCCTGGTACATCTCCTGCAGGGTGGGCAGCTTGAGTTCGGCCAGTGTGAGATGCTTCGAGGCGGTCGGGTCGTGATCGCCCGCGAAGAGATTGGCTGCCTCCATGATATAAATCGTGCTCATGGGTCGTACTCCCTGTCAGATGTTGATCAGCCGGTCACCGCGTCGACCTGGGCGAGCAGGTCATCGAGCAGCGCATCGAGCGCCGGGCGGTAGCGGGCGGACTGGATACCCAGATATCTGAGCACCGGCGCCTCCTCCGCCGCGAAGTTGACGGTGAAGCGCCCCTGCCGCAGCTCTTCCGGCGAGTTCTGGTCGCGGGTGAACTTGACCTCGTAGCCGAGAATGTCGCCGTCGGCCTTCAGGTCGCGCATGGCGAAGCCCATGGTATTGAGCACCGCCTGGATGGTCTGGCCGGTGAGATTGAAACGCCCGAGATAGAAGCGGAGCGTCCGCAGGAACATCAGGTGGATGTAATCGCGCCCGCGGGTCACGTTGTAGAAGCGCCAGAGATCGTCCTCCCCGGAATTGTCGGTGCCGACATAAACAAAGCCTCCGTTCGCGATGGCCGTCTCCACGCCGAGTTCGCCGCGCAGCAGCACGCCGACATTGTGCAAAAGAAGCCGCTGACCTTCCGTGGCGCCGTCGGTCAGCGAGAAATTGATCGGCCGCGACGGCCCGACGATGCCGGCGACCGGCTGGTTCGCCCAGCTGTGGAAAGGACGGCCCTGTTTCTCGTGGTCGCGCCTCACGCCGATGCCGATGACAGCGGGCGAGAGCGGCATCACCGCGACCTCGCTGCCCGCCATGACGCGCACGGCCGGATCGACGGGAATGAGACGGCTGGAAGAGATGGTCTCGCGCCAGTCGATGGCCGCCTGCTCGGTCGTGGCGGGCCCGTCGACCACGGCGTGGGCGAGGAGCTTGTTGCACAGCGCCGGCAATGCCGCACACACCGCATTGGCATCGCTTCCCTGCCGCTGGCTGGTGAAGCCGGGCGCACACAGCAGCCGCGGAATGACGCCGAGCAGCGGCCCGGCCTGCACGAAGGATTCAAGTCCCGTGGAGATTCCGTCGCCTACGATGTTGGCGATGGTCTCTTCGACGGTCATCCCCTCGTCCACGCGCACCACCACGACCTTGCCCGCCACCTGGAACTCGCCGAGCTGGGAATTGATCAGGGTCAGCGCGTCCGAGATGGTGCCCTCCGTTCCGAGCGCCGTCCGCTTCGCCGTATCGTCGGAATAGAGGAACACCGGCGTATCGAGCGGAAACACCGCCGGATCGGCTTCGGGTGCGGTGCCGATGAGCCCCACCACCGACATGTCGCTGTAGACGGCGGGACGCGGCTCGTTGTCGATCCGCGTGATCGAAATGCCAAAGGTTGGATCGGACATGGGGTATCTCCATTGCAGAAGGCCCGCCGCATGGGGACTCCATGCCGCAGGTGCTGAGGTGGCAGGTATCGAGGCTTCGGATTGAGATCAGGAAAGGCGATGAGCCGGATCAGAAGTCGATCTCGGGCGTGGTGATGGCGAGATCGGCCTTCTCGCCGGACTGCAGGAGGACCTCGAGGACGAGAACCTTGTTCGTTCCTTCCACCGGCGTGCCGTAGAAGCGCACTGAACGGACCCATCCGCCCGCGCCATCCTCGACGACGCTGGTCACCTCGATGTCCTTCACGCCCGTGATGGACAGCTTCTGGGAGAGCTGCGCGATGAGCGATTGCGTCATGGTCTCATTCCTCAGTAGGTACCGCCATCGCTGATGGCATTGAGCGTCGTCTGCAGGTTTGAGATCTGCGAGATCGTATGGCCGTGGCTGCCATCCGCCTTTGCGGCCAGCGTGGAGACGAGCCCGGCAATGTCGGACATGCCCAGCATGACCACACCGGTCCTGCCATTGACCGATGAGACGGGGCCGCTTGCGAGCACGGCTTCCGCCGTCGCAGCCGCCTCCGAAGCCTCCTCGGCGGCCTGCTGCGCCAGCGCCAGCGTCTCCTGGACCGCTGTCGCGGCCTCGAGCACCGCCACGCTGATGCCCGCCGTCGCGGAAATTACCCAATCATCGTGCGCGGTATTACCGATGCCGCCATTGACGAGGATGACCTCGAAGGCCAACCCGCCATTGGTCCTGTCGAAGTCCTCGACGCGCAGCACGGCATAATCGTCCTGTGTTCCCGCCGCCTGCCGGGTGAGCAGCACATAGGGCGTCGGCGAGAACAGATCGCGCTGTGCCGGATCGGTGATGGCGAGCGTCGACTGCAAACCGGTCGTGATCGTGAGCGCGGTTTCCGACGTGGCGACCAGAAAGCCGTTCTCGGAAACGGCCTGAACCTTCGAGAGAAGAGGCCCGAGCACTTCGTTGACCCGGGTCAGGCCAAGAGCCACGAGACGGTCGGTATCGCCCGTGACAGAGGCCACCTCCTGGCCAAGCTGTCCGAAGGTCTCGGCGATCAGACGGAACCGGCGGTTGAAGAAGTCGCGGTCCAGCTCCTGTTGATCCCGGACGCGAAGATCCTCGAACCTCAGCATGGCGTCCTACTCCATGAGCATGGGATCGGCGGACGCGATGGCATCTGCCGCCGTTTCCTTCATTGCGTCGTGAACTGCTGCCTTGACCGTGTACCTGGAACCCGGATTGAAGTTCATGCCCGATGCCGTGACAGGCCGGCTGACGGTCAGGCGATAGTGCGTCGGATTCTTTGCCATGTGCGAGGCTCCCTCAGGTATTTGCGTATTCGATCAGTTCAGCGACGTGGAACGTCTCCGCCGCCGTCGTGGTCGAGCCCACGATCTTCACCGCGTAGTCCGAAACGCTGGTCACGTTGAAGACGCAGGTCCGCCGCAGCGTGCCGTCGGACTGGATCTGGTCCTCGACGGCGTCGGCGGTCTCGGTTCCTGCGAGCGTAGCGCCGGTCAGGAGCGACACCGTGCAGTCGTGCTTCACCTCGTCATAGCCCTGCAGGTCGATGATGATCTTGATGCTGGTGCTGGGAGAGCCCAGCGTCCGCTTGGTGCCGACCCAGGTGAAGGAGGTCCTGGTGCGGCTCACCGTTGCCTCGGAGACCGCAAGGCCAAAGCCCGGCATGAGGTCGGTCGTTCCCGTCAGCACCGCGCGCACCGGCAGGATGGCCGGGAGCCCTGAGAGGTTCGGACCATTGGGCGGCGCATCAAGTGCGGCCCACGCGCCGTTGACCTGCACCTCGAAATCCAGCCGGCAGGCCGGCGGCGTGATGGCCTCGTTCAGGATGTCGATGTCGAGGATACCACCGGCCAGCTGCAGCGCCGTCAGTTCGACGATCACGCGCGGCGCATCGAACTTCGCGAAGTAGAGCTTCATCTTCATGTCGGAGACGAGATTGCCGGCGAAGAAGGCGCCGTCGGTCGACACGAAGAAAGTACCCTGCACGACGCCGTTGTCGGTGCTGGTCATCGCCACGTAGTGGTCGCCGGTCGTGATGAGCACGATGGCATAACGGCGGCCCGACTTCAGATAGGTCGGCACAACCGGCACCGCGGTCTCGACGAGCGCCGGGAGTGCGGCGTTCTGCGCCGTGCCGCCCACCTGGATGCTGGCGGCTGGCACGACGGTCCGCGAGATCACCCGGTTGAGATCGGGCATGCCATAGGCGGTTTCGCAGACGATGATGTTGACATCGCCGCTTGCCGCCTTGCGCGAGAAGAACAGGCCGACCTGGGGAAGGTCTGCGCGACCTGCTGCCCGTTGATGCTGGCGGTCGACTTGACGGCATCCCAATAGGGCTCCTCGTAGATGTCCACCCAGAATTGGGTGACGCGGATCCACTGGTGGTTGATCGCCGCCTTGGCGCGGTCGGCGGCATTGACTTCCCATGTCTCGCCAGTGATGCGGAAGGTGCCGGTGACGGGATCGTAGCTGCCCTGCCTCCACCACGTGGAGTTGGTGCAGACCGTGCGTGTGCTGCCATAGCGGGTGCGCTGGCGTGTCCGGGCAAGCTGGGTGATCGTCGTGGTCTCGAAGCTGTACTGCGCCAGCCGGGTCTCGCCATTGTAGCCGGCGAGGTTCAAGCGGATGCCGTGGGTGTGCTTCGGCAGCACGAAGCCGTTGTGCACGGTCACGTAAGGGTTATTCGGGTTGAGCAGCGCGAGTGCCGCGCTGTTGCTACCGGCACTCGGAAAGCGGATGCCTTCTCCGACGACCGCATCGAAGCTTGCGTGGGCCGTCTGGCTCCCCACAAGATCGAGGAAGTGATTGCTGCCGTAGAAGATATAGGCCGAGGGCTTGAAGACCCGCTCGCGCAGCTTCTCGAGCTCGACCAGGACGTCCACGAGATCGGTCTTCATGGCGTAGAGCTTGAGACGGTCGGCGAGGGCCGCGAGGTCGGTCTTGAGGGTATCGACCTGCCCGCTGATCTGGCCGCGCCAGACCTCAAGCGCAGTCGTGCGGTTCGAGACGAGCCGGAGGTTCGGCAGCTGCGTCGCCGTCCACTGCTCGATCGAGACGATTCCCGAGGTATCGAGTAGCGCGTAGCAGATCACGACGACATTGGCGTCGGTCGGCGGATAGGCCGGGTCCGGGCTTTCCGTCCCCGCGACAGCCGAAAGCTCGGCGCGTCGCAGGTTCTCCATGGCCACACTCTGCGGCTCGGTCGTGCCGACCTGCGCGTCGATGAGGAAGTCGCGCGGCTGGACATCGGTATCGACCGACTGCCCGAAGGCGACAATGGCCACGCGCTTCCTGGTCACCAGCGGCAGGGAATTGAAGACGTCAATGACGACGTTCTCGTTGCGGGCATGGACCTCGCCCGCGGCATAGAGGCGGCCCGATGAAAGGGTGATCTCGGTCGCGGCGGTCTTGGAGGCGGTGAAGCCCGAGTAAGCCTTGCCGCCGTCGATCGCGTCCTTCACCACATGATCGATCGAGGCGCGGGTGAAGTCCTGCATGTTGTTGAGGTCGGCGGACTGTAACTCCTGCCGGTCGCGGAAGATGACGGTCTGTTCCACGGGTCTGTTCCTTCTATGCCTCGATGAAGCGTCCGAGTGTCACCGTTCCGACCTTGAGGCGGTCGCCGGCGCGGGGGAAACGCCAGGTCCTGGTGTCGAGCAGAATCCGGTCCCGAAGTGACTTGGAGACGCGGACGGCTTCACGAACATCCGCAATGGGCTTGCGATTGCCCGTCATCAGGTAGCCGTTGACGAAGGGCCCTGCCGTGCGCGGCGCCAGCCTGCCCTTGATCCGCGTGCGGACCTCGGCGTGATACGGCGGCATGCCCAGCCTTGTGTATCCAAGATGCGTCGAGCGGATGCGCACGTCCGGCACCCGGTCCGGATCGTGGATATGCCAGCGCTCAAAGATGTAGCGCCAGGAGACCGTGAGCGGCAGCTGCTTGCCGAGAATGAACTGCCGCTTCGTTGCATAAAGCGCGGTCGGCTGACCCTGGTGCTGCTCCGCGACGTGTTGCGGCCGCACGTCAATCAGGCCCGCATCGGGATAGGTGGTGGTGTAGGTCTCGCGGCCCAGACGATAGCTGTAACTGGCATCGCGCGGGATGCGGATCAGACGCTGCGCGACGCCAAAGTCGTCCATCAGAAACGCCCTCCCCTTCGGTGGCGCATCGAGATGCAGCGCCCGGGTCGGCTTCGCGCCCAGGATTACTTCGTCGAAAGCCGCGGCGTGGAACCGTGCGAAGCCTTCGGACGTGACGGCGCGAATGGTAAGCGCCGTTTCCTCGCTGCGGTCCCAGAGCTTTGCCGTGCGGATGAACCTCGACCAGGCGCCGACATCCTTGACGCAGCTGGCGTCCAGAAACGCCTTCGCCCTCCCGAAGGCCGCCGACGTGAAATGCGCAAAACGGTACGTGCCCCGCGCGACGAAGGGATAGATGCGCAGCTGCGGAAAGCGCGCGAGGAAGGCTTGCCGTTCTTCCTCCGTGAAGCCTTCCATCAGATAAGTCTTCGCCGGCGGCACGATGAAGCGGCGGGGCTCGGCACCCATGATGCGGATATGCTCCGCAATCGACGCCTGCGTCCCTTTCCGGGCATGCATCGGCAGTGCACGGGCCGCCAACGAGCGATGCTTCTCCTCTGACCACTCTGGCTCCCAGAGATCGACCGATAGGCCCCAGGCCAACCAGGCCAGATGGGTGGCCGGAATCTCCCATGGTCGCACCAGCTTCGGGATCTCGACCGAGAGCTCGTCTATCCGCGCGCCGGTGAGGTCGAAGGCTTCCTCGAAAGCCGTGTGGTTGGGCGGAAGG